CATTGTAAATGAAAATTCTTCCACGCGAATTATCTGCTTCTGCCCAAAAACCTTCTTGAAATTCTTTGGACAACTCCATAGAGTGATTATTACCTTGAGTAATGATACGCTGGGACTCGGGATAGGCCCCAGTCCAAATGTAACATTCAGTCACAAGATACTCTCTCTCAACGCCATCATCATCTCTGAATTTCTGAAACCAAACTCTTGCATTGGGAGGAACAAAACCATAGGGTCTTGTCACATCCACAACTTTAAGTTTGCCTCCACCTATCTGGACTTCTCGGTTATGTCCTTCAAAGTCTTTTAAGCTCTCATTGTAGTAACCCACAACAGGAGAACCAGGTAATTTCTTACCAAGCTTATAGGCTAATTCCTTTGTGATAACAGTATTGTTTCTGTTAGGTTCTTGACCAACATAGCAAACTTTCACGTAGCATTTACTGATCAAAGGGGATACTTCTGTCGCACTGATATACTCCATAGTATCAGAAGTTGGAATACTGATATGCAAGTTTAGCCCCTCCTTTATTGTGATTCGCCGTTGATAATGGTCTTGTCAGATTTTTCCTGTTCGGGTTTCTCTGGACGACCATTCTTCTTTTCGCCTACCACAGCAGTTTCCGCCTATTTATTTTGAGTTTTATTCTTAGTATCCTAATTATTCTTGTCCAAGTCTTTTCCACTCATTGTACTACTCATCATTGGAGGTATCATAATATCAGCAAGACTAAGAACTTCATTCTCAAAAGTCAAGGTTGCCAGAATACTTGACTGGGAGTGACCAAGAGCAATTAAAGATAATAGCTTTGGCCCACCAATTTGCATTTGCTCCTTATACATCTTCGACAAGTCTCGGTAATTAAACTGAGTAGTCTCCAACATACTTACCCTAAACTCATAATGATTTTTACGGTTGAACCGTTGAATTACACGAGTAAACATGGTAGCAAACTGCAACGGTAAATCTCTCATGTGCGCTTCGTCAACCAAAATTGCATTAGTGGTTGCCAAGTTACCATCCGCATTGAATAGATTATGAGACACACCAGCATTGTTATACACGGTACGCTCCACTTTTTCAAGGTCGTCGGTACTGGTTGCAGAATTTGCATCCTTAGTGTCAATCTTCTCAATATCAGCAAAAGTAGTCAACACATCAATGCCAATCGCGCGTTTAAGCATGGCAACCGCATTATTGTGAATATCTTTTGCTTCATCTACATCGAAAATCAAGTCACCATTCTTATCAAGAGGCAACTTCTGAACGATAATCTTGAGTAACTGCTGCATTGTTTTTTGTCTATCAAGCTCTTGAGCTTGGTCAAGGTCAATAATAGACGGAATCACGCTAACAAAAGAAGGGAAGTCACAATCATTCAAGCTAAGTTTTACAGAAACCTCCGGGTCTAACGGATACCAACAACTGCGGTCGCCGGGGTAATCTCCCTTTAACCTACCTTGTTTATACAGTACATAAGCCTGTTGGATATCCTTAGGGAAGGTCTTTAGAATCGTTGCTCTGTATTGCCAGTTTGGGAAATACGCATCAAAGAACTGTAGATTTAGCTCAATAATTGGGGTAATTCCAGAATAGTAACGACTGCGGCAATAGGTGGCTGGCAGCTTTTGGACTCCAAAACGATCGCCGAAATCCACGATAGTGGCATAATAGGCTCCTTCTTTGATGATATCCAAAGCTATCTTATCGCACATTCGCTTCACGTCAGACTTATCCAAATAAGAAAGCACTTTAGAGAAATCTTTCAAGACTTTGTTTTGATTTTCCTTGGATGCATCATCTACATATGGAGTTACATACCAGTCATAACGATAAAGCTTCGCTAAATAATTGCACAGTCTATAGTAAATACCGCTTGACTCATAGAAGTAATTAGAAATCTCTCTAAGCGTACTATAATCATGACGATAAATAGCATTTAAGACAAAGGTCTTATTACCATAGTTCGCGTTTACCTTCTTATATGAACCAAGGTTAACGAGCACATCATCGGTCTTCCGCATACCAATTCTCAAAGCTGCGAAGTCTCTCGACGTATCGTATTCTTCACCATCGGCGGTAATATCCAACTGATAAGTTGTGTTGGGTTTTTCTGTCATGTCAAACCCTTTAGGGTGAGCACTACGTTGTCGCTGTTTTAGCAAGATTATCACCTCCTCGTTTAAGATGGCCGGTCTTAATAACCAGCTTTTTGATAAATATAGTCATACGAAAGGATGTTTTCATCCGTGTATGGAACTTCTATCAAGGTGATACCATGCAACGCACAAAAACGACGTTTGAGATTATCATTATACTTTTGTTGATACAAACCTCTGTTGCCGCCGAATTTTGCTACAGCTTCATAATGCTATTTTCCTTGGTATTCAATCAAAAAATCAAGATTACCTTCATCATCATAGACAGCAAAATCAAAACGCAATGGTCTTCCAGAGGGGGCTTTTAAGCCAGTAAACTCGACCTCTTCTTTGAAGTTCACGTCATTACTTTCTAGGATTTCGTGTATCTTGATCTCACCACGACTAGATTTCATGCTCTCACATCCTTTATTATTCTTAAAAGTTTCAATAGATGTATTATCTAAAAGTGTCCAATCTCAGCCAATAAACATAAAATCGGAGAATTTGCGGCTTCTCTTCTTGCGCTTACTTTCTTCTTCTATCTTGATATAATACATTGCATATTCAAGTGCTGAGAATTTATCCTTCTTGATACCACGATTGGCTTGCTTCAAGATAATATTAACACCCTCATTCTCCTCACGAAGGTTCATCATCTGTTCTTTTAAGATAGATGTTAGAACAAAGGGTTTCAGGTATTCATTACGCTCTTCTGGACTCATTGCCTTACCTTTCTGGGTATTAAGCAATTTGCTCTTTGCAATTTTCTCTTCAATCAAGAAGCGAATCTTACCAGCATTTAGCTGTGTCTGCAAATTAGCATGAGCCTCAGTATTTAAGGGTGCGTTGGCTTTGATTAGATACATGGCATCATATTCGGTATTTTCCGTGCGATACTTCTTATACTCACCATCTTCATCATTGATAACACCAAAGTCTGGCAGTATTTCTCCATCATCTGACTCTTGTTTCTTAACCATATAGTCTACCAAGCCAATACCAAGACCATTGGCGTCAATTACCAAAGCCTTGGCTTTATATTTATAGTATAGACGTTTTAGCGCAATCGCCTGGTCTTCAAAGTGTGCATCTTGCATGGTAAACATATTTACCACGCTTTTGATTGCTGGACCCTGTGCCTGCGGAATTACCTTGATAACGACGCATTCACTCAAGTCTCCTCGACGACCAACGTCTACGCCTATCACATAATAGGAACGAGTTGACGAGCGCCCCGAATAACTATATTCAGGTTGCAAATTCTTGCGACACCGATCAAAAGCATCACCATTAAAGAACGCATCCTCAACTGTACCGGACCACACGGACTCATACTCACGTTCAAACGAATCTTCATTGAAAGTTTCCTCTTTCTTCATATCTTCCACGAACGTACGCGGCAATAAGCGCATAAGTACTGGAATCTTATATGTACCACCAAGAATAATAGATTTTTCCGGCTCTACGACCATGCGAACCAATAGCGTGATAAGCTTGTGATACGGGAACGAATTTTTGTATCCCGCAGTCGTGACATAAATCTGCGACTGATTAAGAGTTTCAGATTCTTGAACCGTGCCGTCCGCACATCTTCTTGAAACGTTCATGGTAGGAATAATTACTTCTTGCAGAATCTTACCATCAACGCCCACACATTCCTCGATTAGACCACCATGGCGGCGCTTACCTCTCGAGGTTTCACGCGCTGCGATATTGTCAAACCAAGAACCGTTCTTGAAAACATACTTGGCATAGTCTTTACCTTCTTGTGTGGCACCACGAGACCAATCGATCTCGCGCTTAAAGGCAGGAACAAGAGCGCAAATCTCCTGCACCTTTTCCTTAATAATACCTGCGGCCTGCTCCTTACCGCCCGATGTAACAAACAAGTGGGCGCCAGGATACAAGATGCAACGTATCATCAGTACCATGACAGATAGGAATGACTTGGAATACGCACGAGGGAATACCATGTAAACATACTGGTATCTCATTGCCGCTCTCATGAATACACGTTGATAATAGAAGAACTTAAACTTCTTCTCTTTCTCAAAGTTGCCCCCGGTCTACAAGAAATCAACAAATAAATCTGGATATTCTCGCCAGAAAGCAATATATTCTCGTAGAGCAGGCATGACTGCTCGAATACGTTCCTCAGATACACCGATCTTTTTACGGTCGTCCGCAATATTTAACAGGTCATTCAGTGCCATCGAACTCACCTGCCTAATCGATGTCCCTCATTTCATCTTTGAACTCTTCAAAGTCCAAATAGTCTTTTACAGTAATCTCTTTTTCGTCAACAGCAAACAAGCTAGCTTCAAAGCGCGCCTCTTCGTCCATGTTTTCCTGGTCGGTTTCCATGATTTGCTCTCTTGCTCTATCAGACTCAATCTCTTTAACAGCTGCTTCAATCATGTTACCAAGATTTAGCTCCTCTGTCACCAATGTACGGGTATAAGATTGCATATCTTGTAGAGTTCTATCCACGTGGTCTTTTGGAGTATCCACATAGTAGCGAGGAATAAAACCTTCCTTTTCGCACAGGGCAACCAATTCGCCAATCGAGTCTACTTCATCAGTATCCTCGCCTTTAATCTGCGCGGCCGTGAGTTTAGCACTCTTCATTAAGTCATTGTAAACCTTTGACATCTTCTGGAAACCTTCAATGTCTCCAGTGTCAATCAGCTGATTAGCTCTAAAGCTGGCTTTACAAATCATGATAAGAGTATCTACCATACCAGCGCCTTGAATATCATACGACTTTTCAAAATCTCGATATAGCTGTTCCAATCTGACTAATTCACCAGCCATATAACTGGCGCCCCACTTCATGCGCAAAATCAACTTATCCTCTGTTGTTAGCTAATCCTCAAATTCGTCAACAACAGCAATAGGCTCATATTGTGCCGTACCTACGGGTGACTGCGGAGCTGCCATGCTTGCAGGCTTCGCTGGGGTTCGATCGGTTGCTAATTCAGCGTCGATTTCATCCCCACTCATTCCTTGAGCTTTCATCTGATTTATCTTGAGAGCTTTGCGCTCTTCTGCAAGTCTCTCGGTATCGGCAAAACCATATTGGTTCCACTGTTTGAGCTTCATCTTAGAAAGATAGCGACCAAGGATAGTTACACCAGTAACCTTTCTTGGGTCTTGGCCGTACTTCTCTAAAATGCCGTCCCATTCTTCCTTGACATATGGCACATCGGTTTCTTCCAAAATCCACATATACGTATCTGGGTTCCAGTTGTCGACGTGCATAGTAAGGCATTTCTTGCACATATCCAGCTTTCCATCTGGAGGATATTTAGCAATGTTTTTAGAAGTGTAGAACTCCTTATCATCCATGGTCTTTCCGCACTTCTTGCAAAAATGTGTAGCCATTCAATCAACCTCTTTTCTTATTACGACAAGATTTACAGACAGAATACCATCCATCTCTACTCGTCTTATTTCTTGAAAAGAATTGGTTATGAGCTGGCTTAATTTGCCCACACTTAGAACATTTTTTCATTGGGTACCCATTGATTTTATATTTCCAAGTTAAGAAGTCTTCAGTAGCCTCGGCCGCAATCAGCTTTGGAATCTTGTTGCGCCACAGGCTAGAGATATACTCTACGCTATAAGTCTTGCCAAATTCTTCTTGGAGGGCAGCCTATATTTCCTCATTTTGCTTCTTGTCAATTTTTAACTCGACTATTCTTAAATAGATGGGATAGTCCTGTAATACACGATAACTAATCTCATCGAAAGTCTCCATTAGGTAATATGTATCTCCATCAAAATTACCCCAGCTATCTTCTTTAAGTCGCGAGTAATCGCACAGAATAGCAGACACCACTTTGGGGTCCATCAGAGATACACCACTAACTACAACCTCTTGACCGTCGGGAGTTGTCTTCAGATAGCTCTTATCTTCAAGAGGGACATAGGAGCGGCTAGACCGAGTAAGCTTCGTAGCAATGATTGGCTTCTGATAAGCTTGTTTGATGATATATTGGTCTTTCCGCATTTCAATTAAGGCTTTCTTCATCATGAAAGCCTCTCTCCCGGAAGTGCGTTTCAACGCGGCTTCCCAGGTGTTAATAGTATCACGCAGTTGTTTTAAGCATGGTATTGTATCCAAATCATGCTAGGTAATCGAAATCTTAGGTTGGAAAATTGTATGTTTGCTCTCGTTAATTAAATTATAAATACCATCTTCACCGTTCTCAAACTGGCTAACAAGACCCTCGAAAGAACACTCTCGTTTATTAACAGTACTCATGCGATTATCCGTTAATATCTTGCGTTCTTTCCGCTCTTGCTTTTCCATACAGAGAACCAGATAATCCGCTAATACCTCTAAATATTGTGGTGTAATGTCAGGTGTTTCCGCGATTATCTGTTCGACCAGCTTTTTACGCTCTTCGGGAGACTCGATAGTATAATCTAATTTGGTCACTGTTCTCATCTCCTTTACCAATATAATACCAAAAAAAATCCAGCTTGTCAAATCTGTTTTGACCCAATTATTTTTATATGTTATTATATAGTAAAGATGGTAGAAAGGAGTCCTACTGGTATGCACTTCTTTGATATAAACCCTAATCACCTACCTCATGATGGGCAGTATTATTTTAACGTGCTTGTAATCACTATCGCCCTGAATCTTGAAACTTGGCAAGAAGCAATAGGAGATATGAGTATTGAAGGGTTGGAAAGCATTTGGTACACAGACCAATTAACTTCTCCACGTCCCACAGCCATTCATGTCTATTATGAAGAAGAGCTTGATGGTGAAGAGGGGTGCGACTTTGAAATAACAGTCTATGAACATAAGGTTGTAGAAATATCTAGCAATGGGATTGCGTGGTATGACATGATAGATTGGGATACAGATGACCCATGGGATTTTGATGGGTACATAGAGGAGGAAGAAACATGATTGTAGTAAGCGAAACTGGCGGTAAAATTATGAAGATGGTGGAAGATTTCGATAAATATGCCGAGGAAGAACTCCATCTGGTGAACCCATTCGCCATCTGGTTACGTTCGCGTCTATCCACCGTGCGCACAAGTATTAAAGATGGCCCTATATGTATTGACATTGAAAAAAGTAGAGAAATTGACCGAGCAACAAAAGCAGACAAAGAAAAATGGATACGACTAAGAGATAGATATGTAGCCGAGCGCATACTGCGGGAACTTGGGTATGAAGTGCTCGAAACCACGCGTTATGCAGAATGTATGCCAGATGCAATTCCCTGTGAAGGTCTAACAGGTCAATGCAGTTTTTATTGTCCAAAATATTTTG